AATCTACATTAATAATTTTTTCATCGTTACTTTCAAACGGATCTCTAGTTACTCGAATTACAGTGCCTAATGTCCCAGGAGGAACGGATAATTCTCCCTCCATGTGGTAACACATTATTCTATCGCCTGGTTTTACTTCTGGATTTATCATACTAATAAATATAAATTAAGTATTTATTGTTTGTATGAATTATTTGATCACAGAAAACCAAATGCAAACTATAATACTTGAGTCTGTTCAAGATAGACTTGTTGAGAATGCTAAAAAGTTAAATAATATTGCCAAGGGTATTTTAGAAGACGTTAACACCAACAATAATCTTAATTTTAAATTTCTTTTAACGTGGGGGGCATCGATTGGTGGGTTAATGGGTCCTCTTAAAAGTTGGATAGAGAACAGGTATACTGGACTAGATCCTCATGATGTTGCTCTATTAACATTGGGAGCAGTTGCAACTTATTTTTACGATAATGAAAATAAAATTAAGTCATTATACAAAAAAATCAAAGACAAAGGATTATCATCTGAGTTTCAAGAAATTAAAAATAAGTCCGATCAATTTAAGAACGTTTTTATAAATTTTTTAACATCAATAGGGATTACCACAAGTAATATGATAAACACCATGTCATACGCTTTTATAATACCAATATTAGATGACCTATACAGTTTAATATTAGGATCAAACAACACACAAGATATCGTATTACACATTGGTAAGAGGTTAGCATCTTCTGGTGTAGTTTTAGTGACTGGAGCCTTACTAAGAACTTTAATTAAAAAATTGGCGAGTAAGTTTCAGGTTAACTAATCATCTCCAAATAAATCTTCGGGAGATAATTGACCCCCAAATTTAGGATCAACTTTAATATTATTCATTTTGACAATATCAAAAACTGAATCGATATAAATGTCATAATTTCTAAGTTTTAATTCTGGCTCAACAATAGGATAGACAATTTCCGAAAGATCTGATGCAAAATCACCATCATACAATATCTCAGTAATATTTGAAGCAGCTTCACTCAAATCAATACCTTTTTTAAAATTAACGGGTTTATCGTTAAGTCTAAAATCATATAAGTCGAGATTGAACCCAAAAGTAATTCCATTAGGTGACTCCCAATATCTTCTGGCACCAAAGTAGGCCCTATAATTTGCTGTAAAATTTTTATCTCGATTTCCACTACCAATATCAACTATACCACTTCTATTAATTTCTTTTTGAATCTTTTCAATGTTTATCGGGGACACATAACATGGAAGTAAATCAAATCCATCAGCCATAACATCAATACTAATACTTAATTTATCTCCCCCAATGTACTTATTACCACTATTAATGATATCATGTATGTCACTTATTATTTTTTCTTTCAGATAAGAGTGAGGCCAATATTCAGGAAACCATTCAACATAAAATTTATAAGTGGAACCATCAAAAACGATATTATGAAAAACATACGTATATCCTTCTTCTTCCCACTCACGACCCATAAATAATTTTCGTAATATCTTTTCCATTCTAACTTAATAATCTTTGTATTATTTTTTCAATTTGTTTTGGTTCTAAACCGTGTTTGTTCTGATTTCTTTTAAACCAATCTCTTATAACTGTTTCAAGATCTTTACCTTCTTGTTTCGCTCTTCTTTTAAAACCAGCGATTTGAGCTTCTATTTCATGTTGTTGAGTATAATATTTCACAGGATCTTTTGGTTCTTTTGGGAATCTATAACCTTGTTCATGTTGTCTAATGTGCTCTAATTCATGTCTAATAGTCTCATTCAATTCACCAATAATTTTTTGGATATTATTGTATCCAGGATCTGGGTTAGAAATTATTGTAACTAATATTAAATCTTCATCTCTGTAATAGTCAGCATCAATATCAAAGTCCTCAACATCCTCACTAACAGATAAATCTAATCCAATTGAAAATGGATTCTCAATACCTTTAAAAGTATAAACTTCTCTATCACTATACAAATCTTCAGGTAATTGAAATTCACCTGTTCTTTGTGACCTGTAAATTTTAACTATATCTTTAATAAGTTCTCTTGTAATATAATCAAATTTACCCTCAAGTAATAGTGACTCATTAATTTGATCATTATTCACATTATTTATCACTTTTGTACATATTGCCGCTTTGTCAACCGCAAAATACCTTAAAAATTCGGACAATTTTCTATCCATAACCCACCTTAAATTACTATATTCACGACTTGTGGTGTTAATATCGGCTTCTTTACCATAAATGTCAGAATAAATCTTATTCAAAGTATCAGATATTTGGCTTGTTGGTAAGATATACATGGTATATTGAACATGAGGTGTTTTTTCACCAACAGAAAGATATTCTTTAACACCAGTCAACTTTACCTTAACATTTGTTGGCATGGTAAAATCTTGATCATGAGTAGGTTGAGTGTAAACCTCAAAAACATGATTATCAAAAAAATTGTTAATCCTTTCTATTGGGAAATCTATTTCATTCATCATTTATAAATACCTTTTGATTTGTATATTTAATTTAGTATCTTTGAAAATATTGGAGAGATGGCAGAGTTGGTCTATCGCGACAGTCTTGAAAACTGTAGACTGTAACAGGTCCGTGGGTTCGAATCCTACTCTCTCCGCACATTGTAAGGTGGTGAAATTAAGTTGTCTCTGTTATGACTTTGGCAAACACACCCACTCGTCTCGTGGGCGGGGGTTAAGAAATAGAAAAGTAATATGGGGTTGACCACCAGCTTGCAAGCATTGTGTTACTTTTCAAATCTCCTCTTGAAGGTTCGACTCCTTCCCTTACAGCAAAAATATGGTAGTACAAAAACACAATTTTATTTCTGATTATGAACGTGACTTCTTATTAGATGAGATTAATGATGGAATTCACGGAGTTGAATTTGAATCTGATCCATTTTATTATTGGATCAATATCGATGTTAATGATCCTAAATTATCCACATTATTCTATAGACAATTAATTCAAAAACAAATTGATTTCTTAAATGAAACAGTTGAGATTAGAAATTGGGAAATAGATTATGTTGGATTCGCATACCAAACTAAAGGATTTGATTACCACGCCGACTCTGTATGGCCCGAAAATCCTGATTCAAGATTGTTAGGAACTCCAGACCATAATCATGATGGTTTTTCACATTATGAAGGTACATGGGTTGACAACTACTGTCCTTGGAGGGTCTTTACTACGGTTCTTTATTTAAATGATGATATCCAAGGAGGAGAAACTCATTTCCCAACATTAGATGTCCTTATTACCCCAAAAACAAAAAAACTTGTTGGTTTTCATTGTGACGAAAAACATGTTCATGGTGTGATGCCTGTCACTTCAGGTTATCGAAAGGCGTTTATTATGTGGTTTAAATAATTAGACCTTTTTTTGACTCATACTTTTATTTTTCTTATATTTTTAAAAAAACTATTAATATGTCTCGTTTAGATGAACTAAAGAATCAATATCCTGAATTGAATATGACCGTATTCGATATGATGAAAAGATTAGATACTTCCAAAACCTACAAGTATCTCCCGCTTATGTGTAAGATTTTTGGTAAGAGATTTAACCCAAAAGAAATGTTTCACAAAGATGAGATACCTCAACTAATGTTGGAAGTTCAAGCGGGTTTAATGAATAAAGGTATTTCAACTAACGACCTTACAAATAACCAAATGTATTACCTTCTGAATTACGTTTCAGAACATGTTCCTGTTGATACATTTCAAACTTTAAATGAGTTTATGAGATATATGGATAAAGGTCACATTGAAAATACCGATGTAACATCATACAAAGATATCGAAAGTGTTAGAGGTGCAATAACCTTGGCATCAATGAAAGAACTAACTAAAGATCTTGAAGGTCAAGTAATTAAAGAATTTGAAGATGAAAAGTGGGTTATATTAAGACCTCTAACATTCTCAGCGTCGGCAAAATATGGTGCGTCTACAAGATGGTGCACAACTTATCAAAGAGAGAAAAACTATTTTGAAAAATATTGGAGAAAGGGTATCTTGGTTTATTTTATAAATAAAAAAACAGGTTACAAATTCGCAGGATATAAAGGATTATCAGGTGATACCGAATTCTCTTTTTGGAATTCCGAGGATACAAGAGTAGACTATCTTGATGTTGAGGCCGATGATTATTTATTCCCTATTGTTAGAAAAATTTTCAAATCTAATTCAACAAATAAGAATTTATGTTCGGATGAAATTCAACAACAAGTCCACAAAGAATGTATTGATCAATACGGAAAAATAATGGCAATTGAATTTGATGAAAATACTGTTCAATCTATGACAATACCTATAGAAGAACAACCAGAAGAACCTATGGGTTATGAGAATGAAATTAGAGAATTAAGACCTCAAATTACTAATGTTCCAACAATGAGAGCTTAATATGTCCAATCAGTATCTGATGGTCTCCACTTTGTAAATCCTTCACAAGTCCATGTTTTGGTCGAATATCTAAAATATGGAATCTCATCCAAACTTCCTGACCTTGATGGTTGAAACCATCTTGTTCGGTTGTTTGGTTGGGCAACGAATTGACCATTATCAATTTTGGAAATGTTATAACATTTATGTTCATTTGGAGTCTCGGACCAACCAATGTCTAATTCATTTGGATCTGAACTTGCAGTATCGATCGTAAAAAGGTATTCACCCTCAACAATAGTTTGATCTTTTAAAGTTGTCAAAGTTTTTGTTTTCTTTAAAACTCTTTTTTGAATCACACTTATATTATAAGATAAACAATCCCAAAGTTGTAAGAAATCTAACGGGTAAATTGTGTCTCCTGTTTCTAATTCTCTCCATCTAAAAGCCTGTATTGGTAATTTGTCGTAAACTGCCGAGAATTTATCTACGTATGTTTCGAACAACAACGCTTGGTTGGGAATACTTTTAACAGTAACCCAATGACCTTTTTCCCATTCTCCTTCACCAAGAAAATTACCATTATCATCTTTTTGAAAATCATATAAGAATCTTTTATCGATTAAAACCTCTATCGGTGGTATATTGGCAACTAAGTATGACATTAATATTCTTCTATTTCTACGATTAGTGTTCCTGTACCTTTAATAACTCTGTGCCAAACAAATTTCGGAATATAAATTTGTTCGGCATTTGACAATTTGATTGGCAAATCATCTTCCATCTGAAATTCCCATTCTCCGTGTTGAATCACGGTTATTTTTCGATCCGTTAAATCTTGATGCCATTTTAATTCATCAACATCAATATCTGGCGAGAATGTCCTTCTTATTTTACCGTCAATATTTTCTTGCTGAAATGGAAAATCCATACTATTTTTTTGGGTCTTTGATTTCCGGCCTCTTATTCCAATGAATTTTTAATTTATTACGGATAGAAAGAACTTTCATAAAGTCACTAATATCATTCTCTATTTTTTTACGATAACTACCGTCCCAATTTGGTTCTATATCAATAAAGGCATGATATATCGGTGGTTGATAACTCCCTTTTAAAATCTGAAAAACTCCTATTTTAATTGGTTCATCATTTTCTTCTGACGCAAGTTCTTTATTCACATTAGGAACAATTACATTATCAATGTAGGATTGTAAAAATTTTTTAATTTTTTCTACTTCCATTACCAAGAATTTGAAGATGATAGCCCAAGTTGTTTAGCATATCTACCTACATTACAAGACCAATAACCTGCGGTAGTCCTATCTTTTTTCTGATCACATTTGTGACGAGCTCTAAATGATTTTGCGGCACCTTTGTTCTTATTTCTTACTCTTAAATTAGGATCACCGAAAGAAACTTTTTTTATTCCACCTGATTTACTCTTAACGTAAACTGAGAATTTTTTAGGTCCTCCTGATGTTCTGAATGGTTTGTTTAACTTAACATTTTTACCTCTATGTTTCGCTTCATCTAAAATATCTTCTTCTGTTTCTGTTTCAGAAATATAAGGTGCGTCTAAATAAATGTATTCACCACCTTTTTTTATCTTAATCCCCAAATCAGATTCAACTATCATTGTATCTTCTTCATTTAAAGATATTTTACCATCTTTCCACAAAGACCTAACCTCATTAATTAAATCAAAATATTTTTCAGAATAAACTCTAAAAACATTATTTGTTAATGTTAAACCATTATCAATGTGATATTGAAGGGACTCAGAAACTTCAACATTTTCTTTTATGATGAGTGTTGGATCTATGTATTCCTCCAAAACTTCTTTAATTATTTTTTTTAAATTATCCATATTACTTAAATAGTTAAAAATTTACTCCCAATCCAAAAGTTCCATTATTAATTATAGGATCGTAATCCATTTTTATTGTGAAGTTTTTATAATCGTGTAAAGCACCTATTTTTATTGTTGTAAATCTATCCAAATATTTTGGAAACGTTATGTACCCTAAATCATCTTTTCCTCTCCATTTAACGTCTTCACTTACAGTTCCGATCATCATATGAATACCTGTTCTTTTTATTCTTTTTCCAGCTCCAATATAAAAACTTTGTCTTTGTACCAAATCATTTACAAGTGGAAAGTCAACTTGAGTAACATTTCCAAAAGGGAAAAATGTAGACTTATCTCTTTCAATACTTGCGTTATATTCCGTTATCAAATATCCTTTATTACCGATTGTAAAGAACCCACCAACTTGTTTGTCTGATGTTTTTTGGATACCAAAACTAATAACTGGTTTCTTACCTCTAATAGTATCTCGTTTACCATTATCATATATGTAAACTCTTGCAGGTTGTCTATATCCCCAATCGTTTAAGTAAAAACTAGGGTTCCAATAATTCCAACCAAATGTAGGTGCTCCCCACATATCCCATCTGTTCCATCCCCATCCGAATCCACCATTAAACCATGGGTCTCTTACAATTATGTTTGAACCTGGTCTTGTTCTTATAGGTCTATCATTCCCTCTTGATGGAGGTTGACTTCTCCAATTACTAACATCGTTTCTTTGTGGAACTGATGGTTGTACCGATGGTGTGGATCTTTGTGGTGTTGATTGTTGTTGAGGTGGATTAGTTCTCCATGTAGAAACTTGTCCAAAAGCTAATAACGGAGAAATCAATAAAGTTATTAATATGTTTTTCATAGTTATACGTTTTATTATAAATATTTTATTTTTTTACTTTTATCTTCCAATATACCCCTCCATTGATGAATGGTCTAAATTCACCTGTAACTCCGTCAACGGTTCTATTTGCAACACCTACACCTACTTGATACAGGTGATCTTTTTTTGTTTTAAGTATCAAACCCATTCCTAATGAATTTACCCAATCCTCTCTACTAATTGCCCCGTTAACTCCGAAAAACATTTGGTTTTTAATAGGTGGTGGTTCAGGAGCCTGTTCTCTTACTATTTTAGGTTTAAGTGTTGCTGACCAATTTCTTGACGCAATTTTATTTTCAGACACTGTCTGATTCAAGTATACGAACCCTTGGTTGTTATTCAACTTTAATGTGTCGTTAAATGAGTTGGTAACATAATAATTTTGTAGTATTGCTGCAGTATCAACTGAAATATATGTTGGAACATATATTGTAGTATCGTGATAGATATCCTCACCTTTAATAACATAAGGTACCTCAACTTCCATTGAAATGGTGTCATGAATTGGTTCTGATGGGACTTCTTTGATAACCTCCTTTATTCTTGGTGGTTTGTCTGATTTCAACAATACAATTAATGTTATTATTAAAGCTAAAATTATAAAATGTCTTACATCTAATATCTTTTTCATAGTCTTAAAGTATTACTCTTGATCCTATCAAGAAGTTATTAAGTAATGGTACGCCCTTTTCGGTTGACGCTGAGAATTTGTAATTAAAACTAAATCCAAACCTCTTACTTATTTTATAGTCAAATGACGATCCAATTAAAAACCCAAATTGCCTATTAACAGTTGTCTCTCCTGTCTTTGAATTCCAATTTATTGGTGAATTCATAACGAATACTTGTGGAGATAGTGTTATTTTATTATCAACAGGATAAGGTTTTGTCCAAAACGTAACCACTGATGTTGAAAAAGACGTATTGAATATTTCTTTCGTTTCTCCTGTTTTATAATTCACTATTTTTGTATCCTTCAACAATAAAGTTATGGCTCCCAAATTGTATCCGTAGGTACCAAATTTAGGATGTGGTTTGATATAGGTGTAACCAATAAGATTCATATAGTTTCCTTCCAAATATGCCCCTGTTATTGAGTATGAATGGATAGCATTGAGTTGTCCCTTATCAAAATCCATCTTGGTATATCCACCGCTTAGAGCAAATTGCTTTAATGTGCTCCAAATTAGTGCTGTTGCACCCCAGCTCTCGTTACCGGCCATTGACGACTTACTTACACCAAAAGATACTATCGCATTAAATTTGAAGTCGGGTCCTTGAGCCGTTGTTAGGTCAGAAGCGACTAACATGGGGTTTGTTGCAACAGACTTTTTTTTCTCTTCCTTTTTTTTCTCTTCTTTTTTCTCCTCTTTCTTTTCTTCACTCTTACTTTCAGATTTTGATTCCTCTGATTTACTTTCAGATGAAGAACTACTACTTTCCGATTTTGATTCTGCACTTCCTTCGCTTGATCCACCTGAACCCCCACTTGATGAAGATGATTCCCCAGATGAGGACGACGATTGGGATGAGGATTGTGAGGATGATGAAGTTGATGACGCAGATGAAGAGGCAGCTCCTGAAGCACTTGAACTTGCGGCTGCGGACGCGGATGAACTTGCGGCAGAGCTCGCAGCTGATGATGCCGCTGAACTTGCGGCCGCGGATGCCGCTTGTGATACCGCAGCTGTCACTGTTTGTTGTACTACTAAACTTGTTGGACATGGAGCGGCAAATACACTTTTTACCCAAGAATCAACCTCTCCACTAACAAATTGGGAATAGTTGAATACTTTAGATTTATTCCTTACAACAATTGTAACACCGTTGGTTATTATCGGTATTACAACAACATAAGTTTTTAAATCACATGGGTCGATGTATGTTTGCGTTATTACTTGCCCTGATGATTTAAGGGAAAATAATATCATTAGCAAAAATAGACCGACCCATTGTTTCATTATTTACTGAATATTCCTTTTTTAACCATTTTACCTAAAATGTTAGCACATGCAATATCCAAAGCTTTTTTGGTTGATATACTAATCGTAGATTGATTAAATTTAACAGGATCAACTGTAGCATCTGATAAAAAAGTTAATTCTCTTGTTGTTTTTGCCTCACCTAATCCTGACGCTGCAATGATTGTCCCATTCTCAGCATCTGTGAACCTAACTTGTAAACCAATACGTGTCACCAACATATTTTTTACACCGTCTTTTAAATTAACAGTTTCATCTTCAGAAACAGAATAGTCGTAACATTCGATTTCAACAAAATAGTGAGCTAATTTAATCTTACCTCTACCGTCTAATTTGTTTTCAGAAATTCCCGCTTGAGAAGCTTGGAATTGTTTTACCATTCTATTTTTTATTTCTGTTTTGTCTTCTGTAAATTCAAAACGATTTAAATTATCGAGGTATTCAAGAACGATGTTTGTAACACCTAAACCAACTCTTTTTTCTTTTAGTTCAGGATACATTTCATACATCTCATCATTAATACCACACTTAAGAAGCTGAATATTTTTCTTAGGTCCTTCGTAATCCAAATAAGCAGAGATGTCTGATTTAGTTTCAAACGATGCCTTATAATCTTCAGTCTTAGTTTTTCCAATTGTTTGGGAATAAGCCCCCACACTTAACAGTGAAACTGCTAAGGAAAAAATTACTTTTTTCATGTTATTTTAATTTATAAATGGGGTTAATATCACGCTAAATCCAAATGAAAGGATAGCCAATCCGAATGCGATAATCCCTATCGTTAATAGGAATTTTAGAATTTCTTGAGTCTTTTCCATTATATTATTTTTTAGGTGCTTCATACCAAATGTTATCAGGATTATTTTTGAATGTTCCATCAAATTTCCAATCTATTTTGTTAATCATATCTCTTTGTCTTTCTTCTTGTCCAGAAATTTCCAAATAGACACAAAATACTTGGAAGCAAAGTGCCGATACCACCCAAAGCAAACATAACTTTAGGAACCCTAACACCATTAGTTCACTTAATCTGTTTAAATTTATTGTTTTCATAATTTTTAAGTTTTAATTTATTCTACGTCTTTGATTTTACCACAAATCAAACACTCTTCATCACCATCTTGATCTGAATCACCCCAAATGTGTTCACAGTTTCTATGGTCAAAGTATTCATCGATAATACCGTCACCGTCATTATCAATTCCGTCCATTATACCATCACCGTCTTCATCTATTTCTACTTTAGTTGATGATTCAGTTTTATCATTAGATATTAGGTAAGGTTTCTCATTATTTACTGTTTCACCTATTATTGGTGATTTTGTAGATCCAGTTCCAGTATCTGATAATGAAACCCCATCTTCCTCATCCATTTTCTGAACTAACATCTTATCCTTATCAGTATCGCTGAACCAATAGTCAATAATCTTACCATATGATCCAATGAAAGCGCCTAATAACAATAATAATAGTTCTTTCCATTCCCCTGCAATTGGTGATTGTCCTAAAACTGCAACAAATATTCCAGCCATAATTAACATGAATCCTCCAAGAACCATGGCAGTAATGTACCACCTTCTTGACATCATCTTATTTAATAGTTCTTTAAATCCTGTATTTTCTTTCATAGTTTTACCATTTAGGTGCCTCTTCCTTAAATTCGTCACCTTCTTTTTTAGGTTTAGGTTTAGGTGCTGGTGCAGGTGTTGATTGTTTAGAACCACTACCTCCATTAATAATCACAGTCTTACCCGCTGATTGTTGTTGAGTTTGTGTGTTGTTAATGTTAATTACTGGAGCCACTTGTTGAGTTGGGGCCGCCGCTTCTTCACCACCTGTTAATTTGTTAGTAATAAATCCACCTACACCTAGTGTAACTGTACTTACTAATGTAATGATAATTCCTTTAAAGGATTTACCCGTTGATTCTTGTTCTACTTCTTCTGACATTTTTTTTTATTTTTATTTTTATTTTATTACGATAGGATATTTCACCTCTTTACCGCTTATATCTATGAAAACCATATCATAGTCTTTTTTTGATAATTCAGATAAGTCATAAACTTTCTTTGTAATACTTTCTGTTGCAGTAAACCCTTCTTTCTTTGAAGGTGTTTCACTACCAAAAGGTATTATTTGTACCGAATACTTCGCACCTATTGTTGTTTCAAATTCCGCTGTTATAATATTTCCTGTTTGAGTAATTGATTTAATTGCGGTTGATGTTGATTGGTTCCCTAAATCAATAACTTGTGGTTGTGGTAGATCCACTTTTCTACAACTCATTGCTAAAAGGGTGATTAAAAAGCCTAGTCCTAAAATTCTGTCTATTCTCTTCATAATTAAAAATTTTTATATCCTGTTAATTTTATTTGTGTTGAATTTAAGTTGATCCCTAATTGAACTCCTTTAGAATCACTAGCGTCCATTGTTGGGGAAACTTTAACTGATGTCAAAATATCAACCCCACTTCCTATTGTTGAAAATCTTACTTTGAATGGTATATTAGTTCCGTTTATTGGTTTATTGTTTTGGTCAATTCCACCAAACTTAACTTTACCGTCTTTTGAATTAACAAAAACATACCAAGAATTTGGAAGCTCTGATTTTAACTCTTCAAATTTAATTTTTGATGGGTCGTATTGAAATTCAAATTGTAATCCACCTACAGCAACCCCATTAGTATTAAGTGTTACTGGTATTTCAACGTTATTAGATGTTACTGTTATGTTAGATAAGTTTACGTCTATTGAACTAACCTCACCTGTTGATGTGTTAATAAACCCTGTATTTGCACTTGCCATCGAAACGAACGCGGTGTTAGTCGATAAACTATTTGCAGCATTTGTTTGAATTGTTTGTACCCCATTATTAGCCGTTACAACTTGAGATGAGTGAGATCTGTTTACATCACCCCATAGAAGATATTTTAAATCAACTATTTCATTAGTTCCTAATACACCGGTTTTTACATATGTTCTTGGATATGTAATATCTTTCCAATTTGTTGTTGTTACTGAACCCCAAGAATTAGAAGGACTATTGTTAAATGAGAATTCGGCCTTAAGACCATAATCATTATTACCCATATTTCTGATGTAAGGTAAAAATGTTGATGTTGTTAAAGTTGAAAAGTTAGATGCGACTTTATAGAATGCCCATGCGGCATCTTTACTAACAAACTCGACAGGACCTGAATACAAGTCAAATAATTGTAAACTTTTGATATTCTCAGGTAATATATTTGTTCCGTTAAACTCTCTTATATCTATGTAAACTCTTGCTTGACCTTGACCATACCCATTAACATTTATTATACACCATTCTGTTTGACCTGCAACAGTTGTTCCTTCAGTTGATCTCCAAGTCGGTAGACTCATAAATCCACCACTACCCGCAACATATCCCGCCGGAACTGTTACTAAAGTATCTATACCAACAACTTGACCTAATAGTCTTGGTAGATCACCTCCATCAATTGTTTTATTTCTATTGATATCTGCAGCATATAATGATTGACCTGTTCTTAGAATTTGACCATTCGTACCATCTAATCCCATTGATGTAAATTCACCTTGTGCTGTTGTGAAATCGGATATTGTAATCGCACCATTGTATATTGCATTTGTATTATCCATACCATGCATTACCGTTACCTCATAAACTTTGTTCTCCGCTAGTAATGATTGGTTGATGTCGACATTACCATTTGATAAAACATTGAATAATTGACCTGTGTTTGATAATGTGTCTCTAAAAGAAACCTTTATCGGTGATAATGAGAATAAATTTGAACTGATATCAACTTTAGCGGTTATGAATTTTCCTGTATTTTGGTTCATTACAACCTCCGTAGATAATGGAGTATCCATTAGTGTTGGAACACCTATACCCTGTCCGTTCCAACCTGCAACAAAGTTTAATTTAACAGGGTCAAATGAATTCGCAGTAGATGCTTGTTTCAATCTGAATCTCAAAACTAAAATTTGAGAGAAAGAGTTATAGGGCATCGCTGAAGTTGTCGCCCATGTTAGAGTAGTTCTTATAATTGCATTAGAACTTGTAACATTATAAGAATATGCCAGACCTGTAGTATATCTTGTTGTTCCATTAGTATTAGTTGTGTTTCCTGCGTAACCATATCCAGGATAATTTTGCCAAGATATTTGTATGTTGGATCCTGCAGGAAGAACACCACCATTACCTCCTGTACCAGTATGATTGATAGAAATTAATTCAAAGTTTGTTTGGTCATACTGAAAGTCAAACAATAATTGTCTTGTTGACGCATCACCATTACCGTTCGCATGAACCATAACGTCGAATTGGTCTCCTCTATCAATAACACCACCATTTATATCGGTAAGAACTCTTGTGTCAGGAAACTTAAATCTAATTTGACTAAATGATGTTAAGGATACTAGTAAAAGTCCTAAAGTTAAAAATTTCTTCATCTTTATTTTGTTTCGAATATTTTAGTAACCAACTTGTCGCTAGCTTTTTTAATTGCATTACTTAACGACGTTTGGTTGAATTTACCTCCGTTATCCACAATCAGTGTGGACATAGAGATTTCGGATGATTCCTCTTCGACAATCACCTCTTTTATTTTTTTATTATCTGTTTTTAAGATACCCTTAAGTCTGATTACAACAGACTCTTCGTTTTTGTGGAAAACCGATACGTTAGATTTTGTTTTAAGCACGTCCAAATAAACTAACTCAACAGATAGTTTATTTTTTGATTCAGGATTAAGATCGTAGTCTTTTTCTTGTAAGAATTCTTCAATGATGTTTCTTACACCGAACTCTAAGTTTCGATTACCAGCAAGAGATCCTACTTGGATTTTGTTTGTAACAGAATCCACCCATATCTCTTGAGTTTGTCGTGAATTGTTATGAGGTAGGACACATAGAAGTGCACTCATAACGAATAAAAAAATTTTATCCATTGTGATAGTATCTTGGTATACATAAATACTATTAAACAACTATTTATCATGGTAAGAATTTAAATTTATGTCAATACTCAACGAAAATATTGTAAGAATTAAAAAAGTAATGGGGCTTGTTAATGAGCAGAATGAGTCTAAAAACCAAATGAACGTTAACCTAAAGAAGGTTGTTGAAATTTTGAATTTTTTGAAGATTTATAATAAAAAGATGGAGAAAATGTTGATGGATCTATCTTCATTCGCCAATGAACAAATTATCGATTTCGGACTTTTAGAAAGAGGATTACGTAAAAGACTACTTAAAAAAGGAGATAAGAGAAAAAATGTTGAGGATTATTTTGGTAGAGTTTTAAATTCATTAAAATATAGAGAACGTAATGGATATGGTACGGAGCCAGAATCTGAAGACTATGAGTTTGAAATTGAGGAACCATCTATTGTTCCAAAAAAAATATACAGAAAAGAATTATACGAGTTACAAGTTGAATTGTTAAAACTTCAAGAATGGTTGAAATCCACGGGTAAAACTGTTATTATCGCCTTTGAGGGTAGGGATTCCGCAGGAAAAGGAACAACCATTAAGAAATTTACAGAAAATTTAAATCCCAGATATTATAATATTGTTGCATTAGGTGTTCCTACTCCTGAAGATCGTAAAAATTGGTGGGATAGATACAAAAAAGAAATTAAACCAGGTATGATCAATCTTTTTGATAGAAGTTGGTATAATAGAGGTCTTATTGAACCTGTTATGGGCTATGGATCACCTGAAGAATATGAAGATTTCATGGAAAATGTTGCAAATTTTGAACAAGACTTGGTTAAAGCCGGTGATTATCTTTTTAAATTGTGGTTTTCTATCGAAAAAGAAACCCAAAAAAGAAGATTTGATATCAGACAACAATCTCCTTTAAAATATTGGAAATATTCCCCTAATGACTCTAAAATGCAAGATTTATGGGATAGATTCACTGAGTTCAAAGAAAAATTATTCGATAAAACTTCAACAGTAAACCATCCTTGGGTTATTATTGATGCAGAAGATAAAAGAATCTCAGGTTTGAATGCAATTAGATATATTTTACAAAATATTCCATACGAGGGTAAAAACGAAGATGTTGTGGGTAGAGAATACCCAGAAGTTCTTTCTGTTTTAAGACCTAACGCTTAATTTTCATCTTTATTTTGCAATAATTCTGTTATCTCAATCTTTAAATGAGATAATAACCACGTATCCATTAATATTAATACCAATACCCAATCTATTTCACTAATAGAGTGAATTTCAGGGTATTTCATTCTTTCATATGTCCAAATAAGGACTTTGCCTGCTAAATAGAATTTACCAATAACAAGCGACAATGATAATAGTTGCTTAATCATACTCAAATATAAAACTATTTATTGAAAAATAAAATAACCATGATACTAAAAATTGGATCTAAAGGAGAAGATGTAAAAAAACTCCAACAAAAATTAGGACTTGGTGCTGACGGTGTTTTTGGACCAGGTACTGAGAAAGCAGTAAAAAAATGGCAAATTGACCATGATCTTGGAGCTGACGGAATAGTAGGTGAAGGTACTTGGAACAAAATGTTCGGTGAACAAACACTTATTACAGAACCATCAATCCCTCAAGCACCTATCGCATCAGTCGGAGGATTAAAATTAGAAAAATTGAAGGGTCATATCCCTGATGCTGTTATTGCGCAAATTCCTGACACTGCTCAGAAATTTGAAATTAATACTCCTCTTAGACTCGCACATTTCTTAGCTCAATGCGGACATGAGAGTGGAGGATTTAGAGCAACTCAAGAAAATTTAAACTATTCTGCAAGTGGTCTGAAAGGTATTTTTTCGAAATACTTTAAAGAGGCTGGTTTAGCAGAATCTTACCAAAGAAATCCACAAAAGATTGCAAGTAGAGTTTATGGGGGAAGAATGGGTAATGGTCCTGAATCAACTGGTGATGGTTATAAGTTTAGAGGAAGAGGTTATATTCAACTAACAGGGAAAGATAACTACACAGCATTCGGTAAAGCAATTAACGAAGACATGACCGCAAATCCTGATAAAGTTGCAACTAGTTACGCACTATTATCTGCTGCATGGTTTTTTAACAAAAATGGTTTACATAAAATGGCAGATGGTGGAGCAACTGATGCTGTTGTAACTCAAATAACTAAAAGAGTTAACGGAGGAACCATCGGATTGGCAGATAGAATAAAACATTTCAAAGAATATTACCATTTATTAGCGTAATTCATTAATTTTGTGAAAACATTAAAATATGTTAATGGATAAATTAATCAACCAAATGAAAGTAGAGTTAGATTGGGTAATAAGAGTTACTAAATCTTCAAAAACATTAGAACAGTTGGATACTGCTCACATATGTTATGACTTATGGTTAAAAAAATATGACCAATATTCTAACGATCGCATCTACTCTTATCTACTAGCACATTGGAAATCTTACTATTGGTCAATGAGAAAAAATAAAGAATCTGTAATATAATGAACGGAGCATACACATATAGTAGTCAATTTTTACCTAATGTTACAATAATGATTGTAACTGACGAATACCCACAATACGAGGATTACAAACCAATATTTCAGAAATTAGGATATGGGTTTATGATTCCAAATAAAGACATAATAGTGATTGACGGTGAAGTACTTGTTGAACAAGGTCCTGACGATTCTTTATTTAAATTTATTGAGGCTCATGAAGTTGCACATATTTTACTAAATCACGATGGCCCAAGAAATGAACAAGAAGAAATCGAGGCAGATTTGGGGGCTTACTTAATATTGAACAAATGGGGGTATAAAGATGCGATAAAAATGTTACTTAAAAATTTCAAATTTAGACATGGAGTGAAATTTGATGAAAAAATGTTAGATAGTATAAAAAATCGTCTACAGGACATCTAATATTTGATATTTTTTAAAAAAATAGTATATTTATTTACACATCACTCCTTAAGAGTGTTCTCATATATCCCTTTTCCAAAAGACCCGTCAATTTATTTTGTCGGGTCTTATTTTTTTACTATATTTGTAGAAATTATTAGGAAACATGGAGCCAGAAAAAGACATATTTGAACAATGGGATGAGGAGAGTATTAAACGCCCATGGATTATAAGGAAATTAGATTCTATATCATTATGGTGGAATCATGAAGGTAGATACCTACATAGTAACGTTTGGACGGGAATAAAGAATATTTGGTATTGGTTACCTGTTATTTGGAAAGACCGAAATTGGGATTCTAATTTTATCTTTGAGATTATGATACATAAACTTAAAGCTCAATCGAAATATATTGGAATTAGGGGTTTTCATATGAGATCTGAAAGGGATGCTGAAATTATGATGACATGTGTCAGATTAATGAAACTTGTTCAAGAAGAGACCTATAGTTCTGAATATTCTGGTTATCATAAAACAAAACATTGGTTTGAAGATATTGAAGATAAACCAGGACTTAGTTCATGGGAGTCTAAATTACTTGAAGAAAACTTTGACGATTATTTCAAAAAATACCCACTA